TTAAGCTCAGAGGCTTCGCGATCACGACGACGATTGGCCTTGTAGTAGGAAAAGACATCACGGCGCCAAGAACGAGGAGCATCGGCAGCGATGATGAACTCACCATATTCTGCCGAGAACTTTACCTTATTGGCACGAATGGAATTGAGGACCATGTGGCGTAGAAGATTTTCGTCTACCTCGGCGTTGGTATGGTTACCCAACTGCGCCATTAGCGTCGCAATCATAACTTGCGACAAATCGATAATAATCATAGTGTAGTTTCCAAAGTTGAATTCATAATATGATTATATATGGTTCTGAATTAATGTACACAGCTATTCGTCATTAAGTTCGTCGCCATAGATCATATCATCCTCTTCATAGTTAATGTTATTTTCGGCATAAGACTGAAGGGCATGATATTCTCCCTTGGTCTTCATTAACAGAGACTTCACGGCCTCGACCACGAGAATACAGTCCTTGATATGCTCGTTGTCACTGACATCAAATCCATGAAGAACGGCCCGTGCGAAGACAGTAGAGGATAGTTCTACCGATGACATATCAAAGAACATCTCTCTGATTCTACGAACAGACTCTTCAAGTTCTTCTTCTGTCCTCGGTACGTCTATGTGTGTATTTTTCTTTGGAAAGTTAACAACATTTGTCATTATATCGCCCTGATTAAGATGGTGTCTTCGTTGATTCTGCCATTCAGGGGACCTGCAGCAGTCTTAAGTCCAGTAAACATCTTGTTTATGATAGACTTACTACTATTTAGTGTCGTCGGCAGGATTTCTTCTGGCTTACGAAGAGTCTTGGCGATGGATAGCTTTTCATCATAGCCCGTGATACTAGTACCCCTGACAGACAGGCCCTCGGGTCCAGCAGCCACATAGATGCCTAGCTTCTTGTACTTGGTATTGAATACGATGAGTAGCTGAGACTTGATGATTCGAGTCGGATCGATAGAAGCGATCTTATAGCTGCTACTCTCCTTGAGGTACTTCATCTTAGAAGTCAGTTGAGTAGCAGACTTTTCTTTGGGCTTACGCGTCTTACGTGTAGCCTTCTTGATCTGAGCAATGGATTCGGCATCAGAGATGATGCTCTCGATGAACTCAAGATACTTCTTGAGATTCGACTTAGTCAACTTAGCATAGCCTTCTTTGATCTGAACATCCTTACCAGATATAGCTAGCTTAAGCTCTTCCCTTAGGGGCTGGTAGAACGAGGCAATCTTCTGAGCATGCACAGCCTTGACATCGTTCTTCTTCATGTAGTCATAGGCCTTGAAGTCGGAGATATAGCCACCCATAAAGAACTTATCGACTTCTTCCTCAATATCTCCGATAATACCCATAGTCCTTTCTCTGACGCGAGTAGCGATAGAGATGACTTGAGCTGATTCCTTTTCCTTTGGCTTATTAGCCGGAGCATACTTCAGAGTCTCAGCGATCTTAGCGTGCGCCCAGTCGATGCTATCTTGAGGAATAGTAACTCCGTTGTTGACCATACGAGCGATATATCCAGCAGTCGTGCTGGTTCTATGTTCGGCAACACTCTTATAAGCCGAGAGTTGTTGAGCGCTGTACTTTCCTGAGTTCTTCATGAACTCAATAATCCAAGGAATGAGCTGCTTGATCGAGCACGAGTAGTTATACCAGTTATAAGCCCTGCTTATATCTGCTCGAGTCTTGATGCTCTCTGGAGTCGGTTCCGGACCCATGAACTTGTCGATGCCAGCTAACAGCTTGGCTCTGCGTTCGGCCTTCTTATCTTCCTTGGTCTTCTTGGGCTTAATCATTTCGATATAATCTTGCTACCTTCGAATGAGAATTTGAAATCGTAGATCTTACACTCGGTATCTTTAGTTATAGCTCGCGAGACTTCTTCACGGTTTTCTTGATTGACATAAAACAGAAAGAAGCCACCCCCACCAGCGCCAAGCAACTTACCACCAATAGCGCCGGCTTCATATGCTTTTTCATAGATGCTGTCAAAGTATGATTCTGAGATTTCTTTGACGAGGGACTTTTTGTCCATCCAGGCGTCATGAAGGAGTCGTCCGAAATCGTCGTATTGTCTAGACTTAAGCAGTCTTCTTCCCTCAAAGGCTTTATCTCTTCCACGCTTGATGAGGTTAAACTTGTCGGCGTGTACGACCGATGCTTGTTGCTTTTGGAGTATAGCGTTTGCACTACGGCCGCGACCAGAATAAACAAGAAGCAGATTGCTAGCAAGCTCTGAGTGATCAATATCGTCGATTGATTCAACATTTACGCTTCCATCACAGTTAAAGTTAAACATATTGAAGCCACCAAAAGCAGCCGCGTATTGATCTTGCTTACCAACAGGATAACCACAACGAATCATTTCTATTTCGCATGCGGCTTCTGCCAGATCTTTCTTAGACATCTTCTTATTCTGCATCTTGGCGATCGCTTTGATCAAACCAACCGTGAACGAAGATGATGAGCCTAGTCCTGATCCTCTAGACAATATATCACTAATTGAAGCTAATGTCAACTCTTTTGTTAGACCAAAGTGTTTTAGTGTTTCTTTAGTGATAAGATGCTCCATCTCATCGATATCTGGTACGACCTCGATGGTATCATACATGGCCTTGATGCCGATGTTAGCAGTCTCGTGTACACACACATGTACCGACTTATCTATAGTAGCAGAAAGAGAAGCGCCTGGCTCTCGTGCATAGAAAGCCGGAAGATCCGATCCACCAGAGAAAAAGCAGATACGAAGGGGAGTCTTTGACATGATCATGATTGTTCGTATACCTTATTAATGATGACCCATGCTTTATGAGCAGCATAAAGATCTGCGGCTGGTCTTCGATCTAGCTCAATATCTTCTAAAAATTCTTCCATCTCGAGGTTCCAAGATCTATCCTCGAACGGCCATTCCCATGAAGTAGTGTTTGGAGGCCCCATTTCTGGTCGGACTTCATAGTGTGTAAGCTTCTCTACTCCATAGCTTCCACCAAGGCCATCGATCTGCAGCTTACCCTTCTTACCATAGATTTCGAAGCAGAAAGCGTTCTTCCATTCTGTACATGACACTGTCAATGTAGCAAACTTCTTATCTATGGTCTTAAGAATCATAGTAGCATTGTCATCGAGATGCTGATCCCAATATTGAGTCGATGCAAATCCACCGACCTCTGAGAAAGCACCAAAGAACCAATTAGCCAGATCTATAGTATGTATACCCTGTTCTACTAGCTCTCCACCAGCAGCCAATCTGGGATCAGCTCTCCATTCTCTATCATATCCAATTCTACCGCCATGGCCGTACTTAGATCTAATGAACATAAGGTCGCCAATGACTCCAGAATTAACCATTTGCTTAGCTTTCTGCAAAGCAGGATGATATCTATGATTGAAGCCGACTCTGACCTTGACGTTGTGCTTTTCTGATAATTTTATAAGCTCATGAATCTCATCGATATTTCTGGCTGCGGGCTTCTCTACTAGAACATGCTTACCATTTTCAATAGCAACTTTAGTAATTGGATGCAGCCATTCATGCGTGGTAGCCACGATCACAATATCAATATTATCGCTCTTTACAATCTCTTGCCAAGAGCCAAATACTTTAGCACCTGTAGCTTCTGCAATAATATCAGAATTTACTCTGTTAATATCATATACGGCAACCAGATTAGCTCCGGCTAGCTGCTTAGATCTCTTTTGACCTACTAAACCACAACCAATTATACCGACGTTCATAGCATAGATTCCTTATCAATTCTTCTCAGAGTATACATGTTATCTTTTAGCTTTTTATCTTTAAGACTCTGCCAGTCATCCCATACGGCTGAGATTAATCTTCCCGTAATATGATTAGAATCTTCTGAGGCTAGAAACGCAATCAATTCGGCAGCGTTCTCGATAGAGTCTCCACCATTTATCTTTTGTTCTACCATTCTATCATAAAAGTCTTGTCCAGCTTTATATGGACCAGCATCGATTGCCTGTTGCATAAAGCTAGTGTTCATAGATCCTGGAGCTACGCAATTGACTTGAATATTATAGTCTTTGACTTCTTCGGCTAGAGTCTCAGCGAACCTTACTACGGCTGCCTTTGATGCGGCATACGCCGAGAAGTTTGGCATGGGCTTAGTAGCTCCACCACCAGATAAGATGATGATCTTACCCTGTCGTTGTTTCTTAAAGATTGGAACTGCATGCCGACAAAAATTTACTACGCCATATAGATTTGTCTCTATTGCGTTAGTCCATTCATTCCAATTATTGTCTTCTACAGGCCCTATTGGACCATAGATTCCAGCATTGCATACGAGAGTGTTGAGTGATCCCATATTAGACGTAGCCAAAAATACTGCGCTCTTTGCGTCGTAGTGACTCGTGACATCGTACTTATGCGTAGAATTTCCACCGTGTCTGGATATACCTACGACTTGTGCACCTCTATCCTTGAGTGTATGACATACTATAGATCCGAGGCCTCTAGAAGCTCCGGTTACCAGAGCTCTAGTATTTTTAAGCGATGTCAATTGTAAACCCAGAAGCCTGAGCGTCGTTATAGAACATCTTTACAGTCTCGAGTGAGAACTGAGTCAGATCTTTACCAAATCCAGAGACTTTCTTGATCAGGTCCGGAGTCATGGTAATGATATCACATCCACAACTATTAGCGTGGTGATAGTTAAAGGCTTCACGAGAAGAAGCCCACAGGAACTTGACCTTATTATGACGAGTCTTTTTGTTATCGTAGTATTCCATGCACTTAGTGATCAAAGGAACCGGATCAGTTCCAGCATCAGCGATTCTACCAGCAAAGATAGAAACTATGGCCGGAACATTGAAGTCCAGAGCATCAATCACGTAACAAGATTGAATATATGTAAAGATGGCAGTTACGTTAACCTTGACTCCTTCATCGGTCAATCGTCTAATCAAATTGACCATGAAATCACCCTTGGTATTGGTGACCGGAATCTTTACGAATACATCATAGTTAAATTGCTTACCCCACGAATCGATCTCCATGGCCTGAGCAAACATCTCATCTTCGATATCAGCAAAAACTTCGAGGCTCAGATTGGTATCAGGACGATGTTCCTTGAGATAAGCGATAGTCTCAAGAGCAAAAGCCTTATAATCTGTGACACCGGCTTGCTTCATAAGAGTCGGATTTGTAGTGAAGCCACTGATCTTTGAATTGGCTGCTGCAGCCTTGATTCCCTCGAAGTCAGCTCCGTCTGCGTATAGTTCGATCATTGTATTACCACTTTGTTGCGTTGATTTGAAGAGAAGGATGCGAAACTATGCAGTGCCAAATAACGGCCTGAAAAGCCTCGCTGTGCGGAGTTACTCTATTAATGTTGACTGTAGGAACTACTACGACTGAATCTCCTACCTGAGCAGTATAGCCATCTGCCTTACCAACGATGCCGATGACGTTTCCGCCCCGTCGCTTGGCATAATCGATAGCCTTGATCAGACCAACCGAGACGTTCTTGGGCTTATTACCACCACCGACCGAGAGAACAAGAACAGCGTCCTTGTCATTGAACTTACTAACTCGAAGGTACTCTTCGAAGATAGTCTCAAATCCCTCGTCATTGGTACGAGCCGTAAGTTCGGATACGTTATCCGTAGGAGCATAAGCTTCGATGCCACACAGCTTACGAAGATCATTGACCATGTGAGAAGCATTTCCTGCAGAACCACCGACGCCGAGAACAAAGACTCGACCCCCGTTGTTTCTTAGCACAGTTAGCTCGGCAACGATCTTACGAATAGACTCTGTAGGCATCAGGTTAGCAACCTGTTTTACTTCATCGAAGTAATGAGAAATGAATTCCATTTACGTTGTCCTGAATGTTAGATATTGTTTGGGAAGAGATAGATCAGAGTCCTTGTACTGATCGTATAGCGAACGGAAAAGACTATCCCATTGAGATAGAACCTTGGTCCAATTGAAACGCAGATCGGCGTATTGCTTTTGGAATTGTAGGTAATTTTGGACTTGTTCTTCGTGGACGATCTTGATAGCATTTTCAAGATGTGCATAGAAGATGTTCGCATGTTTATTTATATCATTATCCCAGTTATACATAGCGGTAACTCCGCCAGATGTATCAATCAGGCCACCATAGTTCGGGTGTACACAGAGCAGACCAGCAGACATAGCCTCGATCAGAGCCTTACAGTTGCATTCAAGCCAGATCGAAGGATAGCTAAAGATGTGTGCCTTCTGCAAAGCAGCACGGACTTCATCGTTCTTAGCGAATCCATGATAATTGATACGAGGATGCTGACGACAACGTTCGTACAGTTCTTCAAACTGAGCATCGGCCTGATCCCAGCCATAGATCTTATAGCTCGAGAAAACATCCAAGACGATGTTATCATACTTCTGAGCAAGAGCCTCGAACACCGGAACAAGAATGGCAAGGCCACGCTGAGGAGTCGAGGTATAGATCAGACGAATCTCGTCCTTAGACTTACCGATATAGGGAACGGGTTCAATAGCTGATTCTAGCACAGCCAGCTTTTGATCATGAGGAATGCCTAGGCGCATCTCATACTGATTCATTTGCCAGTTACCGCAATACACTATCTTGTGAAAGCGATCTCTACTGGAAGGATCCTTGAGGTGCATAGCCTCAGGATCAAGAGGAAGATCATGCAGATTCAGGACTCGAATCTTGTCTTCGCGAAGATCTCTGACTCGAGACGGAATCAACTGAAAGTGTTGAAGAAGTTCCGGATCAAGATTGTTGATGAGCTTTTCCATGTGAAGCTCTGTACCACCAAAGGAGTTTTGATTAGTTTCGTTTCTCTCCCAGGGCTTATAGGTTTCTGTCATATTTTACAAACTCCCAATGTGATTCTATAATATCTTTCCAATTAGAATGTTCTGGTCTCCAGCCCCAGGGTGATCTACCCACAGATAGATAAGACTTCGTATAGTGATTATCACCCTTTAGAATCTCTGGATCACCAGCTCTAGTCTCTCCAAGAATGACGTTGAATTCGTTCTTGGTAAAGAACTTAAACATCTCTACCACTGAGCTAGTGGGTGTCAATACTCCTGAACACAGGTTCAGCGATTCACTCGTATCTTCTTTGATGGACTCCATTCCAGTAATTAGACCAGAACATACGTCTAGAACGTGAATGTAGTCTCGAATGTTATTTCCGTACTGAGTGAAGTCTCGATTCTCTACTACGGCTCTAGAAAGAGAAGTCAATAGAGCTGGTCGATTGATCGGGTGTCCTACATCTCCGTATCCACCAGCAACATTAAAGAACCGGAATGAGATGTGTGGTACTGCACCAGTATATTTAGTAATATCATTCAGAGCCTGTTCAGCCTGAAGCTTTGTAAATCCATATGGATTGATAGGGTTGCATCGACTACTCGAGGCATAGCAAGTCTTGGCCGATTCACCATATACCGCGGCCGATGATGCAAACACCATTGGCACCTTAGGATTATAGTGATGAATGATTCTTAGAAATCTATAGAAGCTCGCGACGTTATTCTCGTAATAAGAGAGCGGATCTTCTAGAGAAGGATTAAGCAGGCTCGAGGCCGCCAAATGAAAAATGCCGTCGCAGTACTTGACTTCGACGGCGAGTCTGTCTTCCTTACTGTAGTTAGTCTCAATGGCACGATCATAGTACTTATGTCGAGGCGGATCGAGATCTACGGCTACTACAGTATGATTGAGTTCCTTGAGTCTCTTACAGAGAACACTGCCGATATATCCAGATGAACCAGTTACGATATATGTGGCCATTATTTCTCCTCTGATACTTCCATGTTCTCGTAATAGATTCTAGACGTCTCTAGACACAGAGAAAGCACGGCTAATGGAGAGATTCTCATAGCAATATTGAGAACGATCCACTTAGCGATTACGGCTCTAGTTCTTTCAAATCCAGTCAATGCCTGCTTCATTCTACGACCAATCTATTGTTATCCTTTAGAGCACGAATCACAGCCAAAGCGATACCAAAATCGTTTCGGCCAGTTTCCTTGCCCCATTCCACAGCCTTCTTACATGCCTCTACGACTTCATTAGGAAGTTCATAACTCATATCTTCGTAGTTATGCGGATCACCGACACGACGAAGATATTCTTGGCCACCATCTACGGCAATAGAACCACACGTGCAATACTTGAAGTCATGACGATGCGCCGAATACGGCTCATCACCACACTTCTTGCATCGAACTTGATTTACAATGATCATACCACCAATCCGCTAGTCTGCTTGATATATTCCTTGGCGATGAGCTCGTCAGTCTTTACGACAGCGATCACCGTATTCTTGTTGATAATAGCTTCCGAGTTCTTGCTCAAAGAAAACATGAAGGGACCAAGGCCTAGACCCTGAGGTCCAGCGACAAACGACATCGGCTTCTTAAGAGTGATGGTATCGTTGGTTTCGTTGTCCAATCGACCCAGAGCTTCTTCGCCAGTCGTCAGCTTCAGGGAAATAATATCGTTCTGATTCATCTTATCTTCTCATGTTTGAAATGGCGACAGCATCTTCTTTACGAAAGACCGGAACCATGTTGGATTTGTGCATCGTGGCGATGCCGAGTAGATTACCTCCGGTGTAGACTTTAGCTTCTTTACGAAATCCATTTCCAACTTTGTCAGAGGTCGGGATGGTTTGTCTATCGGAAGTCGTACTAGTGTGTACGATATCTCTACTGATCGGGGTTGCGGCTTTCTTAGCAGCGATTTGATCAGGGTGAAGACCACGCTTGCGAAGCCACGCTTCGTGTTCTTGTTTTGCTCGAAGTTGCTTAGCATTTAGCTTGGTCTTGCATCGACCATGATTATTTATATATGCTTTTTCGAGGTGCATCATTAGCGAATAGCTACGATAGATTCCACTCGCATAGAACGCCAGTCATTCTTTTCGGTGTCGAAAACGACCAGCAAGCCTTCCTTGGGCTTACGTGTATTTTCTTTCTTCTCACGAGATTCGGCATGTACAGCGATGTACGCTTCATCGAGAGTGCACTTCATGACTCGACGAGTACCATCTACCTTATCAAAGGTGATCTCGACGATGTCGTTGTGAAGTCGTTCAATCAGAGAGTCCTGCATGTTTAAGCTCCGTTAGCATTTCAATATATCCACCAATATATACCGGCTCTGAATTATTGTACAGGTAAATTTGTGGAACAGTCTTGGCGTTAGGAAGAATCTCGCGAAACTCTTCGATGGTAATATCTTGACCCAGAATTTTCTTCTCGATCTCGATGCCCGCTTTATTTAGAGCGTTCTCGGCCTTGAGGCAATATGGACAATTAGGTTTTGAATAAATTAGAGCTTTGGTGTACATTAGATCTCCTTAATCCCATAGAGCAAAATAATACTTTGCAAAAAGTCTCAGACCATTTTGAATCTTTGCTGCGTGAGCATCACGGCCGGCAAGATCAAATGAATGAGTATCATCCGGTCCTTTGTCCAGTCTAAAGAGCTTAGCGTCTTCTTCCGGAACTTGATTGCCGTCAGCATCTACTGGAACAAAGATATGATCGATCTTTCCTGAATGATACTTAGATTCCCAATCTCCACTCTTGATCTCGCCAAAAGCCCAGATCATTTCATCGAGAACATAGTCCCAGCGCTTGAACCAGTTATCATCGGTATCCCACTCGTTCTTCTTTTCAGGAGCAGAGGTGCTTCTCATTTCAAGAGGAACGTCTTCATCATCGATGTGAGGTCCTCCGTGCTTGCATTCCTTCATCTTAACTAGAGATGGATGAATGATTATAGCTAGAGTATAGCTAAGATCCCAGACGTCATAATATTCGACTTTGACTTCTTCTCTACGCTTATCCTTACGGTGAATATACTCACAGACTTCCTTTAGAGGTGTCTTATTCAGCCACTTACCAAAAGCATGAACACTCTTGTCTTTATCTTTATTCTTCCAGAAAAGGATCTTCTCGGCGATCTGATACGGTCCGACCCATCTTTTATAGTTTCCAATATTTACTTTCATTCGCTTTCATTCTTTTCGTTAATAAAGTTGGTAGTTCCGAGAAGAATCGAACTTCTGTCTAACGATTATCAGTCGTTTGCTCTGCCATTGAGCTACGGAACCTCATAAACTTATTATACATCTTTACGAATTAATGTAAATGGTGCCACCTCTGGGTTTCGATCCCAACTCTCCGGCTTTTCAGACCGGCGCTTTCACCAGATTAGCTTAGGTGGCTTGGTAGCCGGGGTGGGATTCGAACCCACAACACCTAGTTTCTAAGACTAGTATCTCTACCAATTGGACTACCCGGCCATGGTACTGACACTTGGATTCGAGCCAAGAACCTTCGGGTCCACAACCCGATGCTCTACCATTGAGCTATGCCAGCATGGCGCCGATGAGAGGAATCGAACCCCTGACGCGCAGTTTTGGAGACTGCCGCTCTACCCCTGAGCTACATCGACTTATTACTTCATAATATGGTGGTCAGGGAGAATTTTGAAATCTCGACCTCTGCCATGTCACAGCAGCGCTCTGCCTCTGAGCTACCCGACCAAAAATGGTACCCGGTGACGGGATTGAACCGCCGACCCTCTCCGTGTAAAGGAGACGCTCTCCCGCTGAGCTAACCGGGCATGAGTTTATTTATATTTAATGTCTAACTACGTGGTCAGCACAATGAGTTGCCGCGAAAGCTTCAGGCTTGATCTTAGCATCAAAACCAGTGCTTCCCTTTACGTAACCAAGTGCTTCCTTGACAGCAGCGTGAGACTTGTATCTAGCATCTGAGTTGATATCAAGGTGGATTTCCATATGTCTCTTACCAACGATATCGATGATCTCGGTGGCAGCTTCGATAGCAAATCCAGCTTCGTTCAATAGACGTTGACGAAGATTACCATAGTCGGGCATATCTACAGACTTGTGAAAAATGTTACAGCCCTTGTCAGAATCGATATGCAGTATAATGACTGTAGAGTACTTGGCGTACCAGACTCCGTCTTTCTTGTAACGAATGCTATCTGCTCCAACATAGACAGAAGATCTTTCGCTGGAGTTTATAATTGCTTCTCTTGCCTTGTCATACATTTTATCCACCTGTTTTAATATTGGACCAACCGACGGGGATCGAACCCGCATTACCCAAGGTGAAAGCCTGGTGTCCTATTCCTTATTTAGACGACGGTTGGATGGAGGGTGATGAGAATTTCGAAATCTCGACCTACGGGTTAAGGGCCCGTTGCTCTGCCTCTGAGCTAATCACCCTTATCTAATATTTTTAGCTATATCTTTATATCCGTAATATGTTGGATGAATTTTATCTTTAGATAAAATCGTAATTGGAATAATTGTATCTTTATGTTCTATAGCAACTTCTTCGATAATGTTTTGTACTCTAGGTTTTATTGCTGGAATAATCCAGAAAACCTTTTTAGCTTTTATTTTATTTCGTATTTTTTGAACTTCTTGTTTAGTGTTTATATTTTTAAGATCATTAGATCCTAAACTAATTACAACAGAATCATAGCTATCTGCTAAAGAAATTGCATTTCCGTAACGAGCATTCCAATCTTTACTGTTAATTCCACTCTTAGAAAGAGAAATGCATTCTGGTTTTACCTGATGTGTTCCATATGCTATAGAATCACCTAAAATAAGACATTCAAACATTACTAACTCCAAAATTTGGTGATAGGGGATGGATTCGAACCACCACAGTACGGCGTATGAGACCGTTGCACTACCGTTATGCTACCCTATCATTATTGGCTGCCGGCCAAGGAATCGAACCCCAACCCCGTGGACCAAAACCACGTGTCCTACCATTAGACGACCCGGCAGTGGTGGAGAGGTGTGGTTACGCTCCACTCCCCGAAAGATAGGTTTTACAGACCTACTGCTGAAACTATCAGCTTTACCTCTCCAATGGCGCGGACGAAGAGAATCGAACCCTTATCTCTAGGCTGGCAACCTAGCGTAGTTCCCAAACTACGACGCCCGCAATAAAAAAACTACTTTGAAGAACACACTCGAAACCCTTATCCGTTCCATTCAGGTTGGGCTACAACATCACGGACCCAAGAGTGTGTTCATCAAAATAGTTTTTATTTATGCTAAAATCTTAGTACAGCCTGAGATTACAGCTGTTAACGAGTGACTTTGGTCATTACCGCGGCCATTGCGAGGAGCGTTCTACCGTTATCCACTAGAGCTTTTTACAGTCATCTAGTACCACTCAATGCTGCCTTTTTTAGAGTCTGGCGTGTGACTCGTCGCAACATGCTATTCGACCATCTATCCTTCGTTAGCCTTGCGGGCTATTCGGAGTCGCTAAACCCCTACGCTCTCTTTCCGATCAATCAGTTCGGCCTTGCGAGCTTCCCTGAACCTGATTCTCTTGCGAGTCAGGTATTAAGCATCTTTCACATGTTACCGGAGCAGTCTTTCGCTTTTTGTTTATGGTTTGCATTGCCGGACTTGAACCGGCTACCCAAAGTGTCCAATACTTTTGCTCTACCAAATGAGCTAAATGCGAAAACCTACCAAGATGTGCTGCTCCAGTTGCTCCATACCTTGTTAGATACAGAATACAACACACCTCATATCTTTCTCCTTGCGGGATACTCAATCATGCTTCGCGGATCCGGTTATCCCTTCTTCGCTTGCATTGCTACCTTGCCTTTTCGCGCGTACGATCAGACTCGGCAACTACCTATTAGTCTACAGCATTCGTCAGCTTGGTGTGTTATGGCTCGACCACCACAGTCTCTTGGAACTCACCGACCGGCTCTATTCCCATCCTTTCGGACCATAACTCTGACTTACTGCCTAGCGCCATTCTACTGACGCCGAGTTGCTTTCGGGGATACCGAGTCAACTCTAACCTAGGCTTGTATAGATGGACCATCTCTGGCGCAGCTGCGTAGGCTTTGCTGCTTTGGGTGTATTACTACACTTACCCTAATGACGCCATACCGCCATCTGTTTAACTACATAATATATATGTCCTTCGTCAATCTTGATACTAATATATCAATTAAAAATTTAATGTCAACTACTAATTTTACTTTTTTCTAAAAATTTTGGTGGAGAATAGCGGATTCGAACCGCTCGCCTTCTGAATGCAAATCAGACGCTCTACCAAATGAGCTAATTCCCCAAAAATATGGTGCCGGTTACAGGAATCGAACCCATGACCTTCTCGTTACAAAGGAGTTGCTCTACCAACTGAGCTAAACCGGCGAGAAATTATTTATATCATTTTGCGGATTTAATGTCAACCCTACCTAATCTATGATACAATTGCAATACTGCGTTTCTTTTAGTGTCTTCCATCTTATTTGCATTTGTTACATAGAAGAGTAGAGCTTCTCTAATAATTTCAGGATCATTTATAGAGAAAACCGCTCTAGATTTTTCTGTCGTCGTCATGGTTGTTATCCAGTTAAAATGGTACCCGTGGTGAGACTCGAACTCACACTATGCTGGTTTTGAATCAGGTGCCTCTACCGTTGGGCTACACGGGCATATTGGCGGAGAGCAGTGGTCTCGATCCACATAGACTTGCGCCTACAAACGGTTTAGCAAACCGCTCCAGCCACCCAGCTGGTCTACTCTCCTCTATTGGCTTTTAGCCAATTCAGAATATTTTCTGGAGAAGTCTCTCCATATGGATCGTCTTCGGCTTCGTGCTTTTTACCTGGCTCGATGAACCACTTCTCAATCTTACCATTATTTATGACACATGCATAGCGCCAAGAACGCCATCCAAATCCTAGATTATCCTTACCTACGCTCATCTGCATTTCACGAGTGAAGTTAGCAGAACCATCTGGAATGAGCTTTACATTATTAATGTTCTGAGACTTACCCCATGCATTCATCACAAACGCATCATTTACAGAGATACAGTAGATCTCGTCAATACCAAGATTCTTGAACTCTTGATAGTTATCTTCAAAACCAGGAAGCTGATACGTAGAACACGTCGGAGTGAAAGCGCCGGGAAGAGAGAAGAGTACCACTCGCTTACCAGCAAAATAGTCAAAGCTAGTCTTTTCTTCCCATCGATAAGGATTAGGGCCATAGACCGAGTCGTCGCGAACTCGTGTCTTGAAAACTACACTCGGAACAACGGTTGGCGGCGTACTATAAAAACTATCATTGTCAGTGGTAATAAAACTCATACATTCTCCTCTTCAAGTGTTGGAGGGCTAGATGGGAATCGAACCCATCACAAACTGATTAAAAGTCAGTTGCCAGACCGCCTGGCCTCTAGCCCATAATAATGGCGACTCCGACGGGTTTCGATCCCGTTACCTCCCGCGTGACAGGCGGGTGTTCTCCCGATTGAACTACGGAGCCAATAAGTCATCCAACAAATTTGTCGTACGACTCTTTGTTCATTAATTTATCTAATTCAGAAGCGTCAGACAGTTTGATCTTAAAAAACCATGCCGTCGTCTCAGCTTCTGTGTTAACTACAGATGGATCATCTGTAAGAGCTTCATTGACTTCTACGATCTCACCAGATACCGGTGAATAGACATCAGACGCTGCCTTAACAGATTCGACTATTGCCGTATCACCACCAACGTTCACATTCTTTCCTACTGCAGGAAGCTCTACAAACACAATATCTCCTAGTGCGTGCTGAGCGTGATCTGTGATTCCGACAGTGCCGATATCTCCATCGACATCGATCCATTCATGATCTGTAGAATAATACGTAGTCATTTCTTCTCTCTAAATAATGGTGCGCCGAGAGGGACTTGAACCCCCAACCAGACTGTTATGAGCAGCCGGCTCTAACCAATTGAGCTATCAGCGCATTGGCACCACCTGAAGGACTCGAACCCTCAACCTCAGCGTTCGTAGCGCTACGCTCTATTCCAATTGAGCTAAGGTGGCACTAATTTAAGTAGGAATTGTAAAAACTTCCCATTTTATGTTGTTAGAATCAGGATTCAATCCATTTTGAGCTTGCATAAGACGGGAAGTCATCGCAAGAAAATTACCAAATAATACAGTCCCATCTTTGAATTCATATGGAATTAATTTAGTATCTCCGAACTCATCTACAACTCTATGTGCAATGATGTATGGTTCAAACGGTACATCGGCATCCATCATATTTACACTCCAAATTGGTAGGCGCACTGAGACTCGAACTCAGACCAAACCAGTAATCTGCTGGCTGAAAGGGATTATAAGACCCTTGGCATCACCTGATGTACGCCCATAATATATATTGTACTTAAATCCATTTAATAGACATGATATTTATATCACAATCCGGATGTCGCTGCTTCAAATATTCATAAACTGCAAAATCAGACTGTGCAGTCTTAAGATTAATGAGCGCGCTGCCCTGAATTTTCATACGACCCTGGCTCGAGCCCTTCTTGAAAGTGTAGTCCACCAGGAAATTGCGCTTGTCCATGTTTCCAGATTCCTTATATGAGCCCATTATAAATAGTCTGGAATTAATGTAAATGGGAAAAAAAATGACCTGCAAAGCTTTTTTATCACCGCTAGGATTTAAGTTCCAGATCAAGAAACTTCCGACATTCAACGAGTACGTTCAGTCGGTTCAGTTTCCTGGTGTCATGATGGGTGAGACCGAGGGTCTTCCTAACCCGTTTCAGAAGATTGTCATTCCTGGCGAGCATATGACATTCAGAAAGATATCGGCTACCTTTAAGATAGACGAGGACATGGACAATTACCGTGAGATCTTCGATTGGATTCAGGGTCTCGGTAAACCAGATAATTTCGATCAATATAGAATTTTGGCGCAACAACCGGCTGGTAGTGGAGAAGGTCCACAAGTCGATGCCACTCTGACAATGCTAGATAAGGACATGAGACCTAACCTAGACTTCTATTTTTATGACGTGTATCCTACCGAACTATCTGGCTTTAAGCTAGACTATACTCTGGATGACGTGCAATATATCACTGCCGATGTAGAATTCAGCTATAGAGAATATACTTACAAAAAGCTGTAATTAACTGTTTACAATAATAGTTTCTCGGATATAATAAGTTATAGCAACACAGTAATAGTATCTACTGTATAGGGATCTACATAATGACTATTGATGAAATTTTTGCAGAGTGGGATAAGGATTCCAAGATCGATCGAACTGAGCTTGGTCGAGAGTCGCTTGAAATTCCTAAACTCCATAACAAATACTACCGTATATATATTAATGAGAAAATGAAGCTGATCAAGCAGGAAGCAAACCTGAAACAGCTCATGGCTCATAGACACGACTTCTATTCCGGAAACATCGACAACGAGACTCTGAACGATCTCGGATGGCGCGAAGAATGGGAAAAGATCGGTCGTCGTACGATTCTCAAGGCAGATATTCCAAGATATCTCGAATCGGATGAGTTGATCGTAAATCAACAACTTAAGATAGCAGCACAAAAAGAAAAGGTGGGACTGCTCGATTCTATCATCAAATCACTAGTGAATAGAGGCTTTAACATAAAAGCCGCCATCGATTTTGCAAAATTTCAATCAGGAGCATAGCAGTTTTAATAAATAAACTTATAGGAGATTTACTTATGAGTTTATATCATTTTGTTTATAAAACTACATGTATAGTTAACAATAAATTTTATTATGGTGTGCATTCAACCGATAATTTAAATGATGGTTATTTGGGTTCAGGTAGTTTGTTAAGAAATGCAATAAAAAAATATGGGGAATCCAATTTTAAACGTGAAATTATAGCTCTTTTTGACACTCGCGAAGAAGCTTTATATATTGAAAGCACGATTATAAATGAAGAAACATTAAAAGATATTAACTGTTATAACCTATGTATAGGAGGTGGAGCTCCACCAATAAGATACGAAGCTTCCGGAAATGTTCTTCTTAAAGGTAATGATAGAACCAGCGCACAAAAACAAGCAGCAGAAGAACATTCTAAAAGAATGCAAGGTAGAACTCCGCATAATAAAGGAAAAAAAATAGATAATTATCTAGGACCAATTTGTCCAGTAATAATTGATGGTATACATTATTCTTCGCAATCTGAAGCTTCAAAAGTACATGGTGGAGCTTTATCTGCACTACGCAAAAAATATAATACAAATGAATTTATAACTATTAGTGGAAGATTGAAACCAAAAAATATAGAATATAAAAGAAAAAGAAAGCCGCATAGTGAAGAAACAAAATTAAAAATACGAAATTCACTGAAAGCTCGCTTTCAGTCAGGAGCATAATGAGTGAAACTGTAACTATAGAGAGATATGACGACGTCTACGTCAAAGTAAAATGTGAAGCCGGAACAGCTTACGAGTTGTCAGAACATTTTACGTTCTCAGTGCCCGGAGCCAAATTTTCTCCAGCCTATAGAAACAGAGTCTGGGACGGAAAGATTCGTCTCTATAATGTCATGACTGGCCTGATATATGCAGGTCTTGTTCCGTACATAGAACAC